TGACCACATGGGTACAGACTTGACGGTAGCTAACGCTGCACGGGTATCCTTCGGCAAGACAAGTGAGATGGAGGACAACATGTGGGGTCCACCTTACCTTAAGGATAAGGATGCCAAGCTGATACGTTACCTTGCAGCTCACAAGCACATCAGCCCCTTCGGTCACTGCTTTGCTAGCTTCCACGTCAAGGCTCCCATCTTTGTAGCTAGGCAGCTAGTCAAGCATAAGTTTCTGCGATGGAATGAGATCAGCCGTAGGTATGTCGATGATGAGCCTGAGTTCTATGTGCCTGACGTATGGCGTGGACGTAGTGCTGATAAGAAGCAAGGCAGTGAAGGTGCTGTCCACACTGATGCTGATCCTGAGTTTGTAAATCACACAGCCTTACGGGTGTATAAGGATATGTTGGAAGATGGTGTAGCTCCAGAGCAAGCACGTATGGTACTACCACAAAGCACCATGACTGAGTGGTACTGGAGTGGCAGCCTTGATGCCTTCGCTGATATGTGTAACCTACGTTGCAAGCCTGACACACAGGCGGAGACACGGATAGTTGCACAACAGATTGATCGTAAGATGATTGAGCTATTCCCTGTGTCATGGGACGCACTGACGGAGGATGATGATGATAAAGAGTGAATGGGATCGTCTAACAAAAGAACGTGAAGACTTTAAGGAGAGTGTATTGGCAGAGCATACATCAGACATCGTGAATGAACCTAAGCACTACGCACGGTGGACCATTGAGCCTATCACGTACATCATGCGCAACGGCTTTGAGTTCTGGCGGGGCAACATAGTTAAGTACGCTAGCCGTGCAGGCTACAAGATGTACGAGGGTAAGACACAGGTACAGAGTGAGATCATTGACCTAGAGAAAGTCATCAGGTACTCACAGATGCGTATCAATCAACTGAATGGAGAGGATAAGCTATGATACCTGTAGGTCAACTAAGATTGTTACTCACTAAGGCTGGGCTAGAGTATAAGATTACTCGTGTTGAGGGTAACGTAGCACACGTTAACATTATTGTAGCGGAGCAACCAGATGTACACAGTTGAGTTCGAATCAGATGCCTCTGTTGTAGTAATCATGGACGAGGCAGATAAACATGAGGATGTTGAGGTTGTCTTAACAGATAACAATGAAGTCTACATCCGACAGTACGAGGAATCCCTTGACAGTCACGAGTTAATCTGTATGTCATACCAACAACTAATGGATCTCGTAGCATCTATAAACTCTTCGGAGGGTATGTTCAAGCTACAGTTTGTGAGGAACTAATGCAAGCACAAGAGATAACACATCAGCCATGCCCTCACCAAGACTGTGAGAGTTCTAATGCCTTTGCTTATAACCCTGACAAGATGCTAGGCTTCTGTCATAGTTGCGACAAGAGCTACCCATCCAAGGGTATGTCACTTAAGAGTTGGGCTAAGGATACCTACCCACTAAAGGATACAAGACAGATGCTAGACAGAACACCAGTAGAGGTTGAGGGTACAGGAGACTACGTTGACTACCGTGGGGTACGCCGGGATACTATGGAATGGTACGGTGTTAAGACATTCGGTAACAACCAAGTCTACACCTACCCTAGTGGCTCCCGTAAGGTACGCAACATCAAGGACAAGGCCTTCAAGACAGACAAAGGGTTCAAGACAGACGAGCTATTCGGTATGGATAAGTTCAACTCAGGTTCATCTAGGTCTGTTGTAGTATGTGAGGGTGAGCTAGACACACTGTCTGCTTTCCAGATGCTCGACAAGAAGTACCCTTGTGTGTCAGTACCTAGCGCAACACCTAACCAGAAGCTATGGCAAGGTAAAGCAAAGGAGTGGTTAGATAGCTTCGATAAGATCATCCTGTCCGTTGACAATGACCAAGCAGGTAAGTCTCTTGCAGCTAAGATCGGTGCCTTGTTTCCTAGTAAGACCTACGAGATTGTGCATGACAAGTTCAAGGATGCTAATGAGTTCTTACAGGGCAATGCTAAGGCAAGCTACCAAGCTGCGTTCTATAACTGCAAGCGGTACTCGCCTGACAATATCCGCAACACAACGGAGCAGTTCCTTGAGTTGTTCGATAAGAAGGATGATGCAGTCTATGTATCGACAGGTATCGAATCGTTTGATGATGTAGCACTAGGCCTCATGCAAGGACACTTCACTGTGTTCCAAGCACCTGAGGGTATCGGTAAGACAGAGTTCATGCGATACCTAGAGTACTACATTCTGACTGAGCACAAGCATCTTAAGATTGCTATATGCCACCTAGAGGAGACAGAGAAACGTGGTGTTCTAGGCCTTGTGTCGTACCACCTCAACAAGAACCTCACTCGCCGTGACCTTATCGAAGAGCACGACATGGAGGATGATGTGAAGAGGGCTATCACTGAGTTGACCGCAGAAGAGAGGTTGTATCAGTTCCAGATAGCAGTTGACGAAGACCCTATGGACATCTTAGAAAAGATCAGGTACTTTCGAGAGGCTTGTGGTGTAGACTATGTGTTCTTTGAACCCATCCAAGACCTAGCCTACTCACGCAAGGGTGACGAGTCAGTAGAGAAATGGTTGTCTGCTTTGTCAGTACAGCTGTCTCGCCTAGCCTCTGAGCTTAACGTAGGTATCGTAACCATTGCTCACGAGAATGATGATGGGCAGGTGCGGGACTGTAGGACTATATCTAAACGTGCCTCTGTTGTAGTTAAACTACAGAGAGACAAGATGTCAGAGGATCGTGATGAAAGAAACACAACACAACTCTTGCTTATCAAGAACAGACCAGCTGGTAAGACAGGGTTCGCAGGTAAGCTCAGGTTCGAAGAGACAACCTTCAAGCTCACAGAAGATAGGGGACGATGGACTTGACCCCTTCGATGATACGACACATTGGATAGGGAAGATGGAATGATAGTATTCGCAGACATAGAAACAGAAAGCCTAGATGCTAAGAAGATCTGGTGCATCTGCACTAAAGAGAAGGACACTGGTATCGTTAATGAGTTCCTTAATTTACACATAGACATGGCTGAACGTGCAAGGTTTGTCGAGTACGCTAAGAAAGTTACCCGGTGGGTAGGACATAACTTCATTAACTTCGATGGGCCTGTCATCAACAGGATCGTAGGGCCAGTGATCGACATGACTAAGATCGTTGACACACTTGTAGTGTCCATGTCTGTTGACTTCGGCATAGGTTCACACAGCCTAGCCACATGGGGAGAGAAGCTAGGTTACCCTAAGGATAAATTCAAGGACTTCGAGGGTGGCCTCACACAAGAGATGTTAGCTTACTGCCATCGTGATGTAGAGGTGACTGAACAGTTGTTCAAACACTTCTCTTCTCAGATCAAAGACAAGGCTTGGTCACAAGCTATGCGTCTTGAGCATGACGTAGCAATAATCTGCCAAGAGATGCACGAGGGTGGCTTTGAGTTCGACATCGACAGTGCAGAGGCAATGCACCTAGAGATTACTAAGAGGCTACAGGAACTAGAGGAACGTATCCATCAGGCCTTCCCACCAAAGCTAGAGGTAGTTAAGGAGATCAAGTATCGAACCAAGGCTGATGGTGAGTTGTTCAAGAATGTATCAGAAGCAATCAACACATACCCTAAGACTGAGATTGTAGGAGACATGCTGTTGTGTTACGACTACATCACATTCAACCCCGGCTCTACTAAGCAACGTGTTGAGAGACTATGGGATGCTGGTTGGAACCCGGTAGACAGAACAGTAGGACATCGTATGGCTCTACGAGATGGTAACCTAGACAAGCTAGACTACTACAACAAGTATGGCTGGACAGTATCAGAGGAGAACCTAAAGACACTGCCTAAGAGTGCGCCTGAGGGTGCTCATGCTCTCGCTGAGTGGCTCACCCTAGAAGGACGTAGAAGCACCCTCTCAGAGTGGTTACAATCGTTCTCACATAGCAATGACACCCGTATCCACGGTCAGTTCATGCACATAGGGTCTTGGACAGGACGTATGGCACACAGGCACCCGAACATGGGGAACATACCTAGTGTGTTTCATGGTGAGCCTAAGACAGCAGTTGAGAAGGTGAAGTCAGACTACGATGGTAGGTTCAGAGACCTATGGACTACACCAGAGGGGTGTTACCTTGTAGGTACAGATGCCTCAGGTATCCAGCTTCGAATACTTGCTGACATCATGGAGAGTAAGCAGTACATCAAGGCTATCATCGAAGGTAGGAGTGAGGATCAGACAGACATCCATAACCTTAACCGTAAGGCTCTAGGCCTATCTGGTATCACAAGGGACATGGCTAAGACGTTCATCTATGCCTTTTTACTGGGAGCAGGTACAGCTAAGATTGCACAGATCCTCAAGACTAACATGGGTCAGGCAGGTAAGGCAGTCAACAACTTCACTGAGAGTATTGAAGGACTGTCTAGACTAAAGAAGAAAGTTATTCCTGAGATAGCAAGTCAGGGTTACTTCAAAGGTTATGATGGACGCAGGGTTGTAGTACCCAGCGAACACAAGACACTAGCGGGTATGTTGCAGAACGGGGAGACACTCGTTATGAAGTATGCAACAAGACGCTGGATGGAAGAGGCAAGCAACCAAGGCCTAGACTTTAAGGTATGTACTTGGGTGCATGACGAATGGCAAACAGAGATAAGAGGGAGTTTAGAAGATGCCGAAAGGTTAGCTAAGATACAACGAGATGCTATTGAGTGGGCGGGATTACACCTAGGAATTATGTGTCCCCTCGCTGGTGAATCTTCCATAGGAAAATCTTGGAAAGATACACATTAACTGTTGACACCGACTACTGTACGTATTAATATATAAGTATGGCCCCTAACAATCAAAGGAAAACCAATGCCTAAGACAACATACAAAGAAGTAACAACAACTGGCCCAATCGAATGGGCTCGCCTCTCAGAAGGTAACCGAGACCTCGAAGGGTACGGTGGTGCATACCAGAAGACTGAGGGTGCTTACACAGTCAACCAAGTCCTCGACAAGGAGATGATGTCACGCCTCAAAGACTCAGGTTCACAGAAGCAACCTAACCAGAAGCGTATCATGGAAGGCGAGATGGTAGTTAAGTTCGTCCGTCCACACAAGGTTCTCAAGAAAGACGGTAGTGTACTTGAGCAAGCAGGTGGTGAGCCTAAGGTCACAGACAAGGATGGTAACCCTTGGACAGAAGACATGGGTACTATCGGTAACGGTACTGTAGCTGAGTGTACTAACCTGATTACTACGTTCACAGGTGGTGACGGTAAGCAGTATGCTCGTACTAGCCTAGTCAGTGTTAAGGTACTCGAACTTGTAGAGTACGTTAAGGAGAACGAAGCGGTGGGCTTCTAATATGAAAACCATTGATACACTTGTTGCTGACATGCACGAGGTTATCAAGGGTGAAGGTGGTTGGTCTGGGGTAGTTGGTTCTACCCTAGGCTCCAACATCTCACTGGCTGCTAACCAACGCTTCGGCAAGCCCCAAGAACCTAGGGCTTATCTCTCACTGTCCTCTATCGGGACACCATGTAAACGTAAACTGTGGTATAAGGTCAACAAGTCTGACTCCTCTATCCCACTCAATGCTAGTACCTTGTTCAAGTTCTTCTACGGAGACATGATCGAAGAGCTTGCACTTGCCATTGCTATCGCTGCAGGTCATGATGTTAAAGGACAACAGGATCGTCTTGATGTTCACGGTATCAAAGGACATCGTGACTGTGTGATTAACGGCATGACTGTGGATGTTAAGTCTTGTAGTTCCTTCGCCTTCAAGAAGTTCAAGGAAGGTACACTACGAGAGGATGACGCTTTCGGCTACATCAGTCAGCTTAGTTCGTATGTGTATGCAGGTAAAGATGATCCACTTGTTACAAATAAGACACACGGTGCTTTCCTTGCTATCGACAAACAGAACGGACATATCTGCCTTGATGTGCATGACTTCACAGAGGACTTAAAGACCAAAGAGCATGAAATGCTAGAGGCTAAGGACTTAGTAGCAGGGGACATCCCGTCTGAACGCTACGAACCAGTACCTCAGTCCAAGTCAAGTCCGAACACTAAGCTGCCTATGATGTGTAGCTACTGTGAGTTCAAGAAAGAGTGTTGGCCTGAGGCCCGTAAGTTCATATACAGTTTCGGCCCACAGTACTTGGTTGATGTAGTGTATGAGCCTAAGGTTCCAGAGGTTCCTTTGGATGCGGAGTAAGTTAAGGAAGAGAGCACTACTTGCTGGCTATAGGTCAGGACTAGAAGAGGACACAGCTACCTTCCTTAAAGAGAAGGGTGTCCCTTTCGAGTACGAGAAACTAAAGATCAAGTGGGTAGATCCTAAGATAAAGACCTACACACCTGACTTTGTTCTTAGCAATGGTATTGTAGTTGAGACAAAGGGACGGTTCATTTCTTCGGACAGAGCTAAACACCTTGCAGTTAAGTCTCAACACCCTGAGTACGATATAAGGTTTGTCTTTACAAATAGTAAAGCAAAGCTGTACAAAGGTAGCAAGACCACCTATGGTATGTGGTGTAAGAAGCATGGCTTCCAGTACGCAGACAAAGTTATACCTGATACATGGCTACGAGAAAGGAAAAGGAAATGAAGATCACCTTGCATAAGGTTCTTGAAGGTCCATTCGAACACCCAGAGTACACCATCGACAGCACAGGTGAGCAACCTTATTGTGTAGTTTACTTAGCTGAGGTTGACGGTGATCTAGAACATACGGAGATGCTATACGATAGTTTCGATGATGCCTATGCTGAATCAAACAAGGTATCTTCAACCATTGAGGGGGTCACCATAGGCGGCGACTACGTGTATGACGCATGACCCCTTCTAATAAACATTAAGGTGAGCAGATGTTCGACTACAAAGGACAACTTGAGTTACTAATTACTAGCTACGGGCTGCTTGGAGTCCTAGATAGGGTAGACTTAGAAGAGGTAGATGTACTAGACATCCTTGTTAACAGGGGTGACATTGAGCTAGACGATTTTTTCTTCCAAGATGTACCAATAGACATGATAGACAACGACAACTAAAGGACTGTAATATGATTACACAAGAGGACATAGATGCTTTCAAGATTGTGGATGTAACCCCTATGGATTACTCCTATTGGGTTGAGGGTAAGATCACAACACGAGGTGAGAAACGCCTAATGGAAAACACATTGGGTTTAGCTGGTGAGGCTGGCGAGGTAGCAGAGAAGATCAAGAAATATCTACGAGATGATGCCAAGGTAAGTCAGAAAGAAATCGTTAAAGAGTTAGGTGATGTTGTGTTCTATGCTACAGCATTAGCTAATTACTTCTACAGTAACCTGCCAGAAGTGCTACAGTATAACATGGATAAGCTGAACAGTCGTGCTGAACGAGGTGTTATTAAGGGATCAGGGGATAACCGATGAAGAAGAGATGGGTAAACAATATTGTAGTTAGGTTCCTGAGGTACTGTGTCATGTGGTCTGAGCACCGACAGGCAGTCAAGATACTCAATCAAATGTCAGATAGGGAACTAAAGGACATTGGAATAAACAGAGAAGACATTGACCGTATGATCTGGTTAGAAGAAGATAAAACAATGCGAGGACGAGGTGAATGAGTAACCTACTACCAACAGACTATCAGACATTCATCGCTACCTCCCGGTATGCACGATGGTTAGACAAGGAAGGACGAAGAGAGAATTGGGGTGAGACAGTATCCCGTTACATCGACAACATCGTTAAGCCTGTAGCAGGTGACAACAGTTACATCGACCAGCTTGAGAATGCTATACTTGGCTTAGAGGTGATGCCATCTATGCGGTCACTTATGACAGCTGGACCTGCCGCTTCCCGTGACAACACCTGTATGTACAACTGTAGCTACCTACCCGTAGATGATCTTAAGTCCTTCGATGAGGCTATGTTTATCTTGCTCTGTGGTACTGGAGTTGGGTTCTCCGTTGAGCGCCAGTTCATCAGCAAGCTCCCAGAAGTGCCTAAGCTCTTCGAGAGTGAGTCTATCGTTGTCGTTAAGGACAGTAAGGAAGGTTGGGCTAAGGCTCTGCGTCAAGTTATTGCACTCCTGTACAGTGGTGAGATCCCTAAGTGGGATGTATCTAAGGTACGTCCTGCAGGTGCAAGGCTCAAGACGTTTGGTGGACGGGCTTCTGGCCCAGCGCCTCTGATTGATCTGTTTAACTTCGCTGTCAATACCTTTCGTGCGGCAGAGGGACGTAAGCTATCATCTGTTGAATGCCATGACCTGATGTGTAAGATCGGTGAGGTGGTTGTCGTAGGTGGTGTACGCCGTAGTGCTATGATCTCTCTGTCTAACCTAAGTGATGATCGTATGCGTCATGCTAAGTCTGGTTCATGGTGGGAGAATAACCCACAACGTGCCTTGGCTAACAACTCTGTGTCGTACACTGAGAAGCCAGATGCTATGTCTTTCATGCGGGAATGGACAGCACTGGTTGAGTCAGGATCAGGTGAACGTGGTATCTTTAACCGCCAAGCATCTAAGGCACAGGCCGCAAAGAATGGACGAAGAGACCCTAACTATGAATTCGGGACTAACCCGTGCAGTGAGATCATCCTACGTCCTAATCAATTCTGCAACCTAACAGAGGTTGTTGTACGAGCTACAGATAACTTCGATACGTTAGCTCGTAAGGTTAAACTGGCTACCATACTAGGTACTATCCAGTCAACCTATACTAAGATGCCCTACCTACGTAAGGTATGGGCTGACAATACTGAAGCTGAACGTCTGCTAGGTGTGAGCCTAACAGGCATTATGGATAACCCCCTAACGACTAGCAAGAATGCTGGTCTAGATAAAACATTGGAGAAGTTACGTGAAATTGCCATCGAAACTAACGCTGAGTGGGCTGGCCTGCTTGATATTCCTGTCGCTACTGCTATTAGCTGTGTTAAGCCATCGGGAACAGTCAGCCAACTCGTTGACTCAGCCTCTGGGATACACGCCAGACACAATAATTACTACATCCGAACCGTCAGAGGAGACAACAAAGACCCCTTAACACAGTTCATGGTTGACCAAGGTATCCCATCAGAGCCTTGTGTTATGAAGCCAGATCAGACTACCGTGTTTAGCTTCCCTATGAAGTCACCTGACAATGCTGTTACTCGTAATGATACAACAGCTATTGAACAGCTAGAGACATGGTTGACTTACCAACGATCATGGTGTGAGCATAAGCCATCGGTGACTATCTCAGTTAAGGATTCTGAATGGGTAGACGTAGGTGCCTTTGTGTACAAACACTTCGATGAGATGAGTGGTGTGTCTTTCTTGCCACACTCAGATCACACTTACCAACAGGCTCCATATCAGGACTGTGGTGAGACAGAGTACACAGAGTTACTATCACTGATGCCTAGTGAGATCAACTGGTCTTTGCTTGCTGACTATGAGCAAGAAGACAACACATCAGGTAGTCAGACTATGGCCTGTACAGGTGACTCCTGTGAGATTGTAGATCTGACATGAGTTGGATAGTCTTAGGTAGAACACAGTGTAATTTCTGTGATGATGCTAAGGCTATGTTGCGGGGTAGGGGAATGGCTTATGTCTCCTACACCCTCGACTCCCCTAGTAGTCGGTGGCTCTTAACATTAATCAGAGAAGCTGGTATGACAACTGTACCACAGATCTTTAACCCACAAGGTGAGCACATAGGAGGCTACACCGAACTAAAGGAACTACTCAATGGTAGCAGTACGGAAGAGTTTTAGTCGAGCAGATTATGAAGCATACGATAGCCCTGCCCGTGAAGCCTTGGTCACTTACTTAGAGGCTAAGGGTCACACCATCGTTAGCAACGAAGAGAACTTCAATGTTGATGTTGTGTCGCAGAAGAATGGTTACACATACTTCAATGAGGCAGAGGTTAAGACAGCATGGACATCCGACTGGCCTGTTGAGTGGAAAGAGATCCGTATCCCTGAACGTAAGCAACGCCTCTTAGATAAACATTCCTCAGAGAACGGTGTCCTTAACTTCTATGTCTTCAGGCCTGACTTCAAACAGGCATGGCGTATCAAGGACACACAGCTAACTCAGGATAGTCTTAAGGTTGCTAGGGGTAGGTACATCACGCATGGTGAGAAGTTCTTTCACATTCCTTTTGTAGAGGCAGAGTTGGTCAACCTATGAATAATATAGAACCCTTGAAGAAACCTACACGAAGAAAGACTAACTACAAAGGCGCTGACTCTAAGAAGACATCAGGTCTCGTACCTCGTACTGACAAACAAAAGGAGTTCATTGATGCCCTTTCATCTTCGAATCAAGTATTTGTTCTTGGTCCAGCTGGAACAGGTAAAACTTACATCACGGCAACGGTGGCGTCGGATTTGTATGCGACTAAGCGAATTGATAAGATCGTTATAACGAGGCCTCATGTAGCAGTAGGTAAAGAACTAGGGTTCCTGAAGGGTGACCTTCAAGAGAAGACAATGCCTTGGGCATTACCTGTGTTAGATGTATTGGAGAAGCACCTTGGTAAAGGAACAGTCGAAACTGGTATCAAGAATGGTAACATTGAGATGGCACCTCTTGCACTTATGCGTGGTCGTAGCTTCGATAATGCCTTCATAATCGTTGACGAAGCACAGAACATCACGACACACGAACTCAAGATGTTGCTGACACGGGTAGGTGAGGGTAGTACCATCGTCCTTAATGGTGATGCACAACAGAGTGACCTCAGGGAAGCCGATGGTTTGTCTAAGGTTATCCACCTAGCTAAGAAGTACATGCTACCTGTACCTACGGTGGAGTTTGGTGTAGAGGACATTGTTAGATCTGACATCACAGCCATGTGGGTCAAGACTTTCATTAAAGAAGGCCTATAAAAGAAAGAAACCCCGCCAAGGAACTCAATCCTTAGCGGGGTTTTTTATTGCTTACTTCTTTTTCTTCTTAAGCATTGGCTTCTTAGCCATAGCTGGCTTCTTTTTTACAGCCCCTTTACCGTAGGGCATTTTCTTTCCGTTCTTGTATGGCATTATTTCTTCCTTTTCTTTCCTGATGCTGTTGTAGACCACTTGACTCTTCTAGGTCCAGTCTTCTTAGCCGCCTCCTTTTTAGAGATGCTACCAGCTACTGCCTTCGGGCGACATGCAGGGTAACCCCTCTTGCTCTTCGTAGCTGACTTGCGACCACAGGCCTTACCTGTCTTTACATCTCGCCAGTCTTCTCCGAACCACTTACCTAGTCCTCCTTTAGGCATTATGCTTTCCTCTTTACTCTGTTGTCCTTACCGGACCACTTACCACCCTTCTCTTTGTACCACTTAGAAGCATAGGCATTTGCATAAGCAGAGGGGTACACCTTGTACTTTTTCTTAGCAGCTGCCTTAGCTCGTGACCACAAGGCCGGGTTAGATGGTTTAGGACTAGCCATTATACACTCTCCCCTACTTTAAAACAATTAGGCCTAGCATAGATACCTTTATTCATTAGTGTCACAGCCATGTTAACAGCGTCAAGCTGACACTCTTCTTCGGTATACCATAAGTTATTCTCGTTGCCCATAGTAACACAAGAGGAAACCTCAAGGGTTTGACAGGCCATGACTACAGCTAACCACATTACCACTTCACCTTGTTAGCCCAATAGGCTGCAGACATCTTACCTTTAGCAATGTTCTTCTTGTGTCTTGCCTTGAATGCTTTGTTACGGGCTGACCCATCAGGGCTACCTTTAACACCTTTCTGACCGAACCTGATTGTCTTGATCTGGTCACCCACCTTAGCTACAACAATATGAGATTTAGTCTTGTGACTTGGTGTAGATTTAGGTTTGTTGAAGCCTGACACACCTGCTCGTTCTAGTCTTGGATCTTTCTTAGCCATTACCATTTCCCCTGTTGTTTACCTACTAAGTATATAACGAAAGCTAGACCAGCTGCACCAGCTAGAACTACGATTAAACCTACACCCCAATTAATGCAGTTATCTATGAACTCTTGTTTCTTATACACCAGTTCTCTTTGTTCCTTACGCATCTTAGCCTCAGTCCTTACGATTTCATCCCAAGCCGATGGCCCGTGTACGAAACTGATGTAGCTACGAAGTTCCTCTCTCATTTCTTGGGCTTGCTTCTTACAAGACCACGCCTCTAAGGCCTGACTCTGGGTATCAGAGAACATCTTATACATGGGAGGTTTAGATGCTTTCTCGTGTGCGTAGTCCAAGTCAGATATAGCCTTAGACCATTGCTGTAGCTGAGACCCCATCGAAGAGATCTCCTTACCAACCTCAAAGCCTTTCTTGATAGCTTTGTAGGCTGTGCTGGCTGCAGCTATACAAGTAAGAGGGTCCATTACCTTGGGTCTCTTGCTCTTTGCACTGCTTCCATCATATTACGGATAGACTTTATATTTTCATCTATACGTGCTAGTGTCAGAGCCTGTGTCTGTACTACACCCTCTAAGGATTGTATACGTACATCCTGACGCATTAGTTCTTTCTCGTTGTTACGTATCGTGTTATCCATAGAGGACACATACCATACCAAAGAGGCTGTCTGTATAAATATTGCTACAACAAATGTCAGTGGTACTGACTTCGATAAATGCCACTCTTGATCTTTTTTCACTTTGTGAACCCCGCTCCGAAATATAGTCCTACGATAGCAGACACAATGTGTGTGTCCAGTGGTGTGATAACAAAGCCTTGAGCAGATTGCCACTTCACTGCCTCATTACCCCCGAAGAGCCAGTTCATGAAGCCACCTTCGACTTCTGTGTAGCCTACAATGACACTGACATCAGGGTAGAACACAGCAACCAGCTTAGGCAGTACGATAATAGCAAACACTGCAGACAAGGCTATAAGCCTACGTGTCCATGCAAAGTGTTTATCGTTCTTGCCTGCAGATCTAGCTTTGTTTACTTGCTTGGCATTAAAGTTAGCTCGTTCCATGAGCATCTCTTGTTGTGCCTGTTTAGATTTAATGTTCTGTCCCCATATGGACATGACCCCACCTAGTACGGTAGAACCTAACATTGTGATTAGTTCTAGAGGTAGTCCGAACATTATACTTTTCCTAAGTTAATTACCATTTCTGTCTCGAAAGGTTTACCTTCGTCTTTTAGCTTCTGTTGTTTAGCATAGGCTAAGATACTAGCAGCCTCTACAGGATTTTCTAGAGAGTTAAGCAGAATGTCATTAGCAGCGTCATCATCCCCGGCTTGTATGGCCTTTACATAAGCCTTACGTTTTTTACCTTCGTTAAAGTTATAAGTGTTTCGTATAATAGTGTTACCCTGTTCGTCCTTAGAGAACTTAAAACCACCTAATGTACGAGCCATACGTAACTCTGGGTTGAAGAGACCTGCCAACGGACCACCTTTAAGGACTGTACCCTCTTCCTCTGAGAAATCTTTGTAGTCTACCTGAGACCTACCCTCTGCCATAGCCTTACGGACTGCAGATTTTAAGGTTTCAATGTCAGTTTCATTTAAGTCTTCCTCAGTAGCAGTTTGACCGGGCTTGAAATAGTTACCAGTGAAGAACCTGAACTCACTTGTACCTATATTAGAAAGGCTTTCACCTGCACTTGATAAACTTTCTGTAACTACATCAAGAGGAGATCTCATATCTCCAACAGCTTCTGTTACCTTAGGTGCAACATCTGCTACGTAGTCCACACCCTTCTCTAAGGCTTCTGCAGCACCGTCTACAACAGTCTGCCACATGCTAGTGCCTGCAGATACAGCCTGCTCCCCAGCATTAACAACATCTTTCACAGCTTGTTGCCCTGTTTCAACGACATCTTCAACAGTGTCACTGACTACAGCTGCAGCCTTAGATGGTTTGAACTCTTTAGCTTGACTTGAGAAATCCATATCAACCACCTATTTCTTCTATTAGCGCATCAAGGGTCTTGTCATCTACCTTCTTGAACCCTTCCCAGATACCTCTTAGATTTTTTCTTTTTCCAGCCATTGTATTTGCCATAGCTAGTCTTTCCTTAGCATAGAAAAGAAACATACGGTCCTGTGTGGCTTTGTTGAACACGGTATCTTTAGGTAATTTCATACGTTTAACTAAGTCACGAAGTGTCCCACCTATAATCTGGTACTTACCCATAGGAGTAGAGGTTAGACCTTTCTTATAGGCCTCTGTATTCTCAGGTAGACGAGGTTTAACGTATTTTCCGTACGCACCTGACGGTTTAGAGAAGTCAATCAGCTGACCTACTGTTTGGTTAGAGACTTTGAAACCTTTAAATGGTGTTTCTTTTGTTTCAAAGTTGTTGAACAGTGTGTCGTACCCTTTAGCCTCTACAGAACCTAGTGTTGTTTGAGTAACTGAGGCTGGTTGTAGGCTTTCAGGTACGGCAGTTTGTACATATTCTGTAGCTTGTTTAGAAAAGTCCATCAGATCACTCCACTTATTGAAACTCTGGCTCTGGTTTAGTGAGCAACCTGCCATCAGAAGGATTGATAAACACAGAACCCGGCGCAAGTTTATCGAAGAACGCTTGTTGCTCGTCATCTGTTTCTCCTTGAATAGTGTACGGCTTAGGTTTTACTACGCCATCTAGACTATACCACTGACCTTCCGCCACCAGACCAACGGCCTCTTCGTTTTCAACTACGATAGGTTCTAGTCTAGTTCCTTGTATGATAGTTTCTTGATTAGTGTCTACTCCATCAACAAGGGTCTTATCAAGAAGACTGTTTGTTTGCTCAATCACAGTACGATACTTGTAGGCCTTTTCTATGTCACCAAACGTGCCAAGGTACGTGCCTTTAACAAGGGGCATACCTTTAGAATTGGTAGCAGGTGCCTCACTTCCAATCTCACGTTGCACAGCTCTTATGAAATCAGATGCTGTAGCATAGTAAGTTTTAGTAGCTTCGTCCCACTCCAAGCCTAGTTTGTAACCGTAAATACCTTTAGCTCCAGACTCAATAGATGACAGTGTGCTCTCAGCAAAGCGGAGGTTGTTAGTAATTGCACTGTTCAACAAGGTACGGATCTGGTTAGCAGCTGGTTTATCTACACTCTCAAGCATGTTGATCTTCTCTAGGAGACCTGAGTCTTCTACAAGCTCTTTGATCTGAGAACCTGTCTGGTGGAAGTCAAGGTGGTTAAGGCTCTTAACTACAGATGCTACACCAGCTACAAGCTGTTTACGTCCTAGATCTGTAGCAACTGCACCTACTTCGAGTTCCTTCAAGAGGCCTAGACCTGTTTGACGTTCTGTGAGCAAGTCTTCTGCAGTCATGTTTGTAGTATCAAACAAAGCACCCATCTCCTCAGGAGAGAGTATTGTGTTAGGTCCAACAACTTCATCAGGCTTGTTACTTAGAATATCATTAAAGATAGTGTCTAGATTACCTAGGCTTGAAATAGCTGCAGTGCTTCCACCATCTGATAGTTTCTTAGTGGCTGTTTTCATAATGTCAATACCAGCGGTTGACGTAAGCATTTCAATACTGGCTATGTTTGCAAATGCAATAGCTTCTCCGAAATTCTGTGATCCCTGTACCAATGAAGATACAATACCTTTTGTGATATTATCAGGATCTTTACTCTCCTTAATCTGAGTCATAAAGTTATCTAGGTTAGAGAAAAACTCAGTTACGTTGTCTCTCTCTTCCTGAGGTACAGTGTTAGGAACAGCCATCTCAATCTGTAGTTTAGCTTCTGCAATACCAACCTCTAGATTTTCAATGTCGGTGGGCGTAATAGGTTGACCACTATCCTTTTTAATTGAAATAGCAGCAACTACAGCAGTATGAAGGTTCTTTTGCATGTTTTCAATTAGAGGCTTAGTCTTGCCGTAGTAAGATGACAGATCGTTGACGTTTGCTGTAGTCTGCATTAGGCTTACAGCTGCATTCTCTGCCGCTGCATTCTGAGCATAAGCAAACCTCTGGTCTTCTGTGAGGTTAGGCTCTAAGATCCTAGATGCTTGGTAGGCAGTGATAAACACAGGATCTTTCATCATAGTTTCTTGCATGGTCTGCTCAGGACTTGTTGCAATCTCTTTTAACGAAAGGCCTGTCTTAGCCTGTAAGGTAGTGTTGTACTTAGCTAAGTCACGATAACCACCGGGAAGTCTGTCTGCAGCGTCTTGAATGGCCTCTCCGTATTTAGTTCTACGGCTTTCGTAGGACATACCTTTTTGTTCAGCCTCTTGGTCTGCAACGTCTATGGCTTTTAGTAGGTCACTGATAGCACCCTTCTCCCTAGAGTTCTGGAAGGCTTCTATGCCATCACCAGCAATACTTATACCAGCATTAAGTCCTTTAAAGACAGCACTCTCATACTGTGTTTGACCTTGTATGGCCCGTGCTTGAGAGTTAAGAGCCATTGCTTGAAAGTCAGACCGGATCTTAGCAGTGTTGTCTCTTACTGGTTCTTGTGGTCTCTCGAATGCAATATCGAAGGATGATTTAGGTGCGAATATATCTTGTGCCATATTAGTTTCCTAGTGTTGATGCTAGACGTTCAGCCATTGCAGCCCTGCCGTTCTTGCGTAGTTTAAGAATAAGCCGGGGTAGCTCATTCTCTAGTGGTGTAACAAGAGCCTTACGCATAGACATCTTGGTTGCTTCTGAAGCTCCACTCAGATCAATACGCATCTTTAAGGCATACAGAAGATTGAAACCTTCTTCGATCTTAGCTGGGTCACCTGTCTGGATCATAGTGTGTGCTTTATCTGCAGTCCTGTTGATAGACTTACGTTCAGTACGGATCTTCTTATCATCATTGTAGATAACAGACTTAGTTGCGTAGAACTCTTGAACCTTAAGGGGACCGAAACCAAGACCAGTAGAGATAGCTTCTGTTGTAGTCATCTCACCGGGAACTGTAGCTCCTGTCTTACTACGGTACTGACCGTTGTTCAAGATACCTACCATCTTAGCTACGTTATCTAAGGTTGAGATGTTACGAAAAGTCTTCATTACATCTTCTGTTACCAGAGTACCGTTCCCATCTGTTAGGTTCTGTGTAGCACTAATCAAAGATTGTACAATGTCACCACCGATCTGAGCAGAAGGACCACCTACAACCTCTAGGAACTGACCTTCGTTGATCTTACGGAGTGTCTCTCTGATCTGACCTGCAGGTGCGAAGCTAGTAGAGAAGCCAACACCTACACGGCCCTTCTCGTCAGCCATCATAGTATCTGCTATACCATCAATAAGACCCCACTTAATGTAAGTAAACAACTCATTGTCTGTAGACATATTTGTTTTCTCAGCAATGTAGTCTGCAGCACTAGCAAAGCCGAAGCCTGCAGTACCGTACATTGGTACAAGAACTAACCCTAAACGAGCACGTTCCCACCTAGTGAACTCTTTACCATTGAACAGTGTCTCCATAGACCGCATGGTGTGTGACAACCATTGGGTAGGTAGACGCATGGCACCTTTCTGCCAAGACGCATTAGATACGGATGACATATGGAAGTTAAGAGCACTGTCTCGTCTAGCAATCTGCATACGAGCCTGTTCTGAAAGGATAGAGACACCGGGGTTCTTAGCCTTGAACTCTAAAATAGCTGTGTAAGTACCTGTCATACGTGCTAGACGGTCACCTTCACGGAAAGGTACGAGACCAATGTCCATACCCTTAGAAGCTGTCTTCTTAGTGTTAGCCCAAGCATTAGCTAATGCACTAGGTGTGTAGTCTTCACCAGCAAAGCCAGATATACCACGACCATAACCAGTGTTAAGCTCTGCAATCTCAGTATCTAAGTCAGCCCGACCTGAGGTACGGACGTATTCCATGATCTCTTTTAACTCATCTTCTGATAAGTCATAACGACCAGCAAGCCTCTTAACACCAGCCTCTGCGAAGTCAGGGAAAGTATGTAGACCCCGCATAAGAAGAGCTAGGGCAGCACCACGAGAACCCTGTTTAGGGGAGATAGCCATGATAGATGAAACATGGAAGGACTGAACAACAGTCTGCTTGATATTCAAGAAACCGAACTTAGTCATGAAGCCTATTTTTAGGCCTAGGTTAGTTGGATCTCCGAAGTCGAACTCTTTGCCTGTGACATTATACACAAACTTAGCAGCACTGTCACCTAAGTTACGCATAAAGATCTCGTCTTCACGTTTAACATTCATACGGCGACGGTCAATGTTCCACACTTCCTTCATGCGAGTTACTTCTTTACCTGATCCTGTGAACTTAGCATTCATAAACAAGTTAAAGTAATCATCAGAAGGTATGTTCTTAGGTAATTCAATACCTGAGATACCCTTAGCTTTCTTGACCCATGCTACCATAGCATTCATAGTGTAGGCTCTGTAGCTAAAGTCATTGATAGCACTGTTGATACCTGCTACAACATTAGAAGCGGGGTCGTAGTTTGTAGTCTTACCACCACCGTAGTGAGGAAGTACTCTGTCACTTCTCCGCATGTCATTTTCAATGAAGTCGGCAGTAGACATACCGTTGAAGACATCATCCTCACCGTCTACAGCATTAACAGATACGTTACGTTCCTTCACTTTGATGTCGAATTGAGTGTCTAAGTCCCACTTATTCTCACGTGCAAACAACTCGAAGTCTTCCAGAGTTTCAACGTCTGGGTTCCAAGAGTTGTTAGCCTTAATGATCTCATCAATGTCCTTTGAACCACGAGCAGCCCGGATTGTATTGATCTCAGTGACAGCTTTAAGAGCTTCCTCTTCTGTGAAGGCAGATAGGAATGTCTTGATGCGACCTTTTTCGTAGTCACCTGCAACAACAAACCAGTTAGCAGATGGGTTAGTACGGGGGCCACCAGCATTGTAGCCTAGGACATCTGTAGGATCTAAGGAGTCTATTGTTGAGGGACGTATAACGTACTCTACACCTTCGTATGGTTTATCTAGACGCCAGACTTCTGCACCACTCTCAAGAAACTCTTTGTAGGTGATCTGGTTATCAAAGATGTCCATGATACGAGCCTGCTCAGGAACCTTACCCTTATTGGCAAGACGTTTAGCAGGTACACGAAAACCATTAGGCAGCTTTACAGCACGGTAGCCCTTCTGGACATACCGTTGCATGATGTTAGAAGCCTGTAGGAGATAGGAAGCATCACTGATTTCTACAAGAGCATTGTAGGCATCAATCACTTTAGGTGTAGCTTTCTTACCTGTGAACTCTTCATACTTATTAGAGAAAGTAATGTCATCGTACCAGCCACGTTTAGCTGACTCAAGAGGATTGTCACGCAGGCCACGGGTAATGAAGGCTAGTGCTGCACGGTCTGTGTTGTTAAGGGCTTGGATAGGCTTAGAGGCATCTTTGACAACCTTACCTAGAGCAGCGGCAGCACCCTCACCTAAGTTAGCTAACTCTGTAGTACGTTCAAGGCCACGAGTAGCTGCAGAACCAAACACACGACCAATAGGGTAGGTGAATGAATCAATAGCATTACGCAAGGCATTACGTTCTAGCTTCATGGCACCATCGAATACATCTTCAATGCCGGGTATTTCCTTAGCGAGGTTAAGGTTCTCACTCTTCTGTACAACAAAGCCTTTAAGATCATCACCGTCCATTACTGGTACAAGTTCACCCTGCATACGTTGAGCAGCAGCCTTAGCACCTGCAGTTGGAGTACCTGCAGCTGTAGGCTTATATGGTTGACCATCTGTAGCTCTACCGAATTGCATCGTAACTTTGTAGTTACCGATCTCATCGGATACTTGAGCAGCTTTGTACACAGGATTGTTGAAGGCTTGCTTCATACGAACACCTGCCTCAGAAGCAAGACGTTCTACATCAGCCTTAGGCAGTACACGACCTACAACATTACTCTCATAGATCTTCTTGATCTCTTGTACAACACGGTTCTCTTGAAGGCGACGAGACACAGACCCTTCCGAAGGAAGAGCCTCGTCAAGGTGTGGGTTCAGAGAGGCTGGACCTACATCAGAGGTAACCTCAGGGTCTAACCTACGGTTCAACACCTCTTCAGCTGCATCAGCACCAGCATCTAGGCCTTCGTTAGAGGATACACGACCAGTCAGTGTTTTCTTCTTAGCAGTCTTGATAGCTAGTTTAGTACCAGCCTTACCTACCTGAACAACGGTTGTACCTACACCTGTTGCATCAAGCAGAGCAAAAGCCTTAGTTATACCCTTGTCAGACGCAGCTCGAAAGCCATTGTTGTTGACAATCTCATTCAGTTGTGATAACCTCCAAGAGCTATCATCTCGTGGGCCTTTGCTCATGTAGTCTTCAGCAAAGCCATCGAACCATTGACCGAACTCTTTAGGTGTCATCTTGATCTTGTTAGCAAGAATCTCAGTACCTAGAGCCTCAAGCTCATCTTTTGTCAAGAGGGTCTTAGGGGATGTAACGAACTCGTGTAGTGCCATAGACCCGAAGTCTAAGATGGCATCAAGAGCACCAGTCTCTTCTTTGTCTTGGTACTTCTCAATTACACTCTGAGCAATACGGTTGTTAGAAGCAATCCGAAGATCAACAGGCTCTACACCTGTGTCTTTAAGACCTAGTGCCTGCTCGTAGAAGAACTGTGCAGAGTCAAGAAAGTCAAGTTCTTTCTCGTAGTACTTGTCTACATTCTTCTGGAACTGCTCAGGATCTACATCTAAGTACTCAAGACGTTCCATAGCATAGGACTGCAGTGGTCTGTTCTGATCTACAAAGTCTTTCTTTGCAACTTCAACGTCTGTGTGAGGATTACCTGTGGTTAGGAATACTTCATCAAGTTCAGCATCTGTTTTTATAGAAGTGTCCTGTTCTTCCTGTGTCTGAAAGTCATCTAAGAACTGAGTAGTATCAGACTCAATGAACGTGAGGTCTTCGTTTTCCATTTAGGTCTTCCTCTTACGTATTATATTTTAGCAAAACCACTACCGATACTTGCAATGTTCATGCCCATTCCGAAGAAACTAGATGCCTGACTTGAGTACATACCTGCACGAGACAGGGCTACACCTTGCTGTGCTTGTAGAACATTTGCTTGACCATAGAGGCCTGCAATCTGAGAGCTTAGGTCAGCTTCCTCTTGACGTAACATTGTGATGTTCTCTGAGAGACCAGACTGTTGAGAGGAGTAGCCTAGTGCAGAAGCAAGGTTAGAACCGATAGAGGCTGTGCCACCAGATACTGCAGAACTTTCACCAGCACCTGCAGCTGAGGCTACATTAAGAGCACGAGCACGTTGGATCTGTGCTTCACGGATAGCCTGCCTACGACTTCTACGTACAGCTAGCTTCTCTTGTTCAGCTTGTGTAGCTATCTGTTCCTTTTGAACACCTATCCGTGTCTGTTCTACAGAAGTAACTTCTTCAGTTATGCCTGTAATCTCTTCTGTAACGGTGGCAACTTCAGACATTGCAGCCTTAGATTTCTTCATGGATTTAACACCCATGCCTACAGAAAGACCAACAGCACCGCCTATGAGAGCACCTGCTATAATTGAAGTACTTGCAGCACCAGCAATAGTTGCCCCAACGGCAGCACCAATAGCAGTAAATACAGCCATATTACAATTCCTTTATGTAAGCGGTCTCGATTGGCTTGAAACCTTTTCGTTTAAATAGGACACCGGCACGACCATCTAGAACACAGTCAAGTGCAGATAACCTTGCGTAGTCACAGCCTAGTCCCTTTGCCCATTCTACATAAGCATCAATTAACTTAGGGGCTGTCTTACCGTTTCTGTGTTCTGGGTCTAACCACAACATTAGTTCTTGAGTACATATTAAATCGTTAATAGGTAGTTCCATAGCTACTGCAGCAATAGCACCTACGATCTCTTCTTTAAAGCAAGAAACCTTAACGAAGCCTACGTCACTGTCGATCAGTTGTTGTAGGGAGTTTGCTACCTTGTTTAGGTTTAAGGTATTCAAGGCTGGGTGATTAGTCTCTTTAGAGAACTGTTTACCAGCAAGTGTAATGTCTAAGATGTCACTATGGTTAGCGTCACGTATTGTGTAAGACATGAAGTCTCCTAGTTAGAATTTACTATTTACTCCACCTAGGACTGAGAAGCCTAGTAGAATAAAGTCTTTACCCTGTTCACTCTCGAACTTAATACGCATTGAACGTCCCTTGCCACGTAGTTTCATACGTGTAACAATGACTGATTCAGGGTGGTTGAAGTCTAGAAGGTTACTAGAGTTTACGACTGGCATACGCTTGAAGCGATAGGCTTGTTGAGGGTTACTAGACGAGGCACTCTTGAAGTCCCAGAAAGAACTAACGAACATTGACGATGGGTTGTCTGGCTGGTAGCCTGTTTCTTCGTTGCCTTCCCATGCAGTCTCTGTTAGGCGCATGTAGGTGGTCACGTAGGGTGCAGTCTTCTGAAGCAATAGGTCACCCATGAAGTCATAACCAGCTTCTGCGTATGAGGAGTAGTTCGTTGTACCCCAATCTAGGAAGTCATCTCCACTAAAGGAACCCATAGTGATCTTGTTTGTAGCATTGTCTCTAATGATAGCAATGATAGCAGGGGAACCTGTAGCTACGTTTGCAACTTGTTGAGAGATGACATCGTCACCTGCAGTTGTTACTACATCATCACCGTTAGTAGTTACTACATCAAGTGCAGAGATACTAGCACCGAAGCCTGAGTAGAACTCGAAGTCTATAACACAGTCTGTGTTTAATCCAGCATCTTCAATATACCAAGGGTAGAATGCTCGTAGAGCAGCATCAAGTACAAGGATGTTGTTAACTTTAGGCTCAACACCTTCGTCCTGATCGGGCCAAGCCCAATAAGCTCTCTTGTTCACACTGTCAAAGGAAGTCTTCAGTTTAGTCTTAGACTCGTTAGGGATCAAGTCCCAATAAGACTGGATAGTGCCAAGTGTTAAGTTACTCTCTACAGGGCGACCAGTTGCACCATCGAAGTCTAAGGTATGAATACCGTTGCGGCTCCACCAGATAGGTGATCCATCTGCAACAATAAAGCTACTAGCATCTACGATACCTACGTCTGTAACCTTCTTAACTGCAAAGGCTGTAGGAGTAAACACACCATCAATACCTTCGATACGCCACACACCGTTATCAGCAAAGACGTAGAGAGAAGCATCAATAACGTAGAGAACCTTAATACCTACTGCACCAGCGATCCTGATAGTACCACCGTCTGTGTCTAAGAGGTCACTGATATACTCAGAGGTGGGGTCATTCTGTTGTAGGCACTCACCTAGTTTATTGAAGTCAGTTATCAGCTGGCTAAACAGAATGATGTCTGTGTTCTTAGCACTATTCAAGCCTGCATAGAATGCACGACCAGAGAAGTTAGCTATAGCAGAGAACCTGCTAGTCTCTACCTCAGTTGTAAGACCTGAGATACCTGAAGCACTAGAACGGTTCTTATTAAAGAAGTCTAGGATGTAGTGACCGTTACCAGTCAGTGTCGTACCAGTGTAGATCTTATCCCACTCAGCACCATCATAGACACCCGTAGCATTTTTACCTGAGTACCAAGGATGTGTCAGACGCTTTGTGAGGTCTGTAGGAGCACCGTTACCTGTGTTCCACCCGGTGTTCTGTGCATCGTACTTACGTTCATCAGAGGGGCTTGAGTCATCTGTGAAGTAGGTTGAGGTGTCACCCTGCCAATCGAAGTCACGAGTACGGAAGTCGATCTGTGTAACTGTTAAGGTCTCTGCTACATTGTCTCGTTCTATATAGATGGGATTGATAGAAGGTGATACTACAAGTAAGGCACCTTTGAGGGATGTGAATGTACACTTAGCTTCTGAAGCACCTACACCACCTGAGGTCTCGTATGTAGCAAGGTTAACTGTGTGGGCTTCTTGGTTAGCTGAGAAAGGAGCCTCAGCTTTGTTGTAGAAGTACAGTGTAGCACCGTTCTGAAAGACTAGGAACTCTAGACCTGACTGACCGCCTACGTTAGACCATGTACCTGTAGTTGTGATAGCTGCATCTGATACAGTAAAGGTAGACAGTACTGAGTTAGTTTCCTTAGCAATACCCTTACGTCTACGGCGAGAGCCATCACGACGAAGATCACAGTTTAGTTCGTCTACAGAAGCATCTGGTGGAAACGTAAGTTCCCCTGCCTCAGTAACCAGACCTTTAATGAAAGTATTAACTACCCTTTGAGTTAGTTTCTGTGGCATTTCGTTTCTTCCGCTCCTCAAAGTCCTTACCGAAAGCCTCACGTTTGACAGCTTTAGTAGGGCTTAATGTATTAAAGTATCTCTGGATAGCATCCTTAGCCCTCAGTATGGAAGTGTACTTACCACTTAGCTCTTTAGGTATCTTGCCTTTTTCGACATGAACTTCGAAGAACTTATAACCACCGGGGGTCTTCTTGACATGAATAGCTGTACTAGACTTCTCAGGACATCTTGCGGTTAAGATCTGTTTGTCGTTGTTAACAGTAAATTCAACGTCTACCATAGGGCCGCCTTTTGTTTGCTTGCTTGAGTCTGTGCATGTCGTTCTGTATGTAAGACTTCTGCCTACGTGCAGCCTGTTCGATCTTCTGATCTACACCATTCTTAAACAAAGAGAAACATGTTGACTTCGACTCAGCGATGAGGTAAGGAAACAATACTTCATCTACGTCTGGTGTGAAGCCATCACTGATTGTGAATGCAGGGATCTTCTGTCCGTAGCATCGTGTCTTAGAAGAGATTAGTGTCTGGCTGATAGAACTATCGTAAGAGTCCATAACAACATGCTCGTCATCAAACAGTGTAAAGTAATTAGGAGCCTTGTCGTTTCGAATCAAGACAGGTACGTTACCGTTAACAGAGTTGACTGAGATAGTTGCGTCACCCTCAGCATTCAAGCTAAGGAACTCAATAGGCTCCAAGTACCTCAAGGTACGGAAGTCAGTGCCAGTAGCTGAGATGTTATACTGTACAGTCTCAATCTTCTTTACATCCTCAGGGATAATGAAGTGTGTAGGACGAGCAATAGAAGAGAGACTTGTCAGTGTAAGAAGTTCTTGGTGTTCAGGTATCATCCGAGTGGATACCATGTTAAAGTAGACATCACGAACCACAGAAGCAATCTGTTCAGCTTCTATGGAATCACTAATGCTATTCACATCCTCAGAGTCCATATCGGACAGGATGTTCTGGACTATCTGTAGGAGTGTTCTTTTCATTATGTATGCTCCACAACGATTGAGACAACACAATCAACATGAGAAGTAGCACCACCATCACCCTCTACTAGGATGTAGTCGTTGTCAGTAATCGTGTTGTTAGTGGAAGGGTTAGTAAAGTCTACATCACCTGCAGCCGAACCAGCTTGGGTAATAGTGACAGTACCCATAGTTGCTGCAGAAGAGTTCTTTACTGTAAGTACAACGTCTGAACCACTGATAGCACCAGCCATAACGGAAGTAACTCGACTGACTGTGCCGCCGAAAGGAATAGGTACGTACATGCTAGTAGGGGCAGAGATGTCGTGTATGTGCAGGTTTACTACAGAACGTCTGTGGTCTTCCCATGTTCCTGAGCCTGCACCATCTGCAACATAAACGTCACCTGCGGCAGCTGTGGAAGCTCCCTTAGGCTCATGGAGATATGGGTCAGATAGTGCTGAGTGATTTACGTTTGCCATTTAATGTATTCTCCTAGAGCAAGGGTAGGGTGACCCCGAAGGATCACCCTTGTAGTATTATACAGCTGGGTTCGATACGATTGAAACGATACCCTCTGGACGGTACTTCTTAACACCGTAACGAGCAGTAGTTACATACTCGTGACGTTGGTAATCTTTGTTGTACTCATAATCCACCTCAGGCATTTGACGCCAAGCACCCACGAATGGGTTAGCACCTGCATCAGAGGAGAAGAACAAGTTAGCAACACCGTTGTTACTGGAGAAGTCTTGGGCTGTTGTGCCATCTGCTTCGAGAAGTGCTGCGTCTGCGACAGTAGCCTTCAAGTAGTTAGATGTATATACATCGAAACCGTAGACGTTAGCAACGAAGCGCATACCAGTTGCAATACCATCACGAACAATACCTTCCCACATTGGGTTGTTAGACACGTTAGTCAAGTTAGTCAAGGTGTTCAGTTGGTACTCAACGGATGGGTCAACGATAGCAACCATACCACGATCAGGTACGTTAGACTTCTTAAGTGCATAACGAGCAAATGCAAAGTCTGCAAGCTCAATACGACCAGCGTTACCACCAGCGATACGGTGTGCAACACCATCAGTTGTTTCTGCAGAGTTAGCAGTAACACCGACTTCAGGAGAAGCGAAGGTTGTTGTTTCGAAGTGCTCCATGATTGCACGTTCTTGCTCAGGAACAAACCGTGCTTCAAGCTGTGCGCTGTAGAACGAGTCCTGTGCAGCTTTCTTAGTCATGTAAGAAGCAGACTGCAGGTACTTATCTACAGTGAACGAGAACTCTGCAGTGTCCATTGGGACATACGATACAGCAGCATCTTCAGTGTAATCGGCTACAGTTGTTTCACCGATTGTTGGGATTGTGAATGTGTCACCATCTGGGAAACCGTCAAGCATACGTACATAACGCTGTGCTTGCATTTCGTCCCGAAGGATCTCTTTGAGTTCTGAGGAGTAAACCTCTGAACGAATCAGACGTTGCATGTCTGTGTTTGAGGAAATCATACCTGCCATTTGACTAGGCCTTTCTTAAAGTTAATTGCCGAATTTATCACCCATCCGCATCTTATCTTCCATAAGCTGTTGTTGGACTTTAGGTGAGTAGTATTCGTTTCGGTTTTCTCTGCGTAGCTTCTGGTAATAAGACCAGTCACGCTGCGAAGAGGATTGCATTGCGACACCATCAGTACGAACTGAACCTTGAGTCATTGGCTTGAAAGACTCTTGCTTCTCACCTAGTAAGGTAAAGAAAGCGGAGGGTGATTCAGAGGCTAAGTTCTGCATACGTTCAAGACTGATACCAAGTTCTTTAGACTTGTTCACCAGTACATTGCTTGCCTCAGTACCGTACATCTCTTGTAGTTTACTATCTACAGAAGATATGTTCTGGTTAGCTGTGGCTTGCTGTTCTCGTTCTGTTAGTGTCTTTTCGACAAGGCTCTTTAAATCATTTTCACTGACTGCAAGGTTGGTATGTCCCTCAGTAACTGTGCCACTTGTGTTATCGTTATTGGACTCTAGAGGTTTATCGGTAGTGGGGGCCGATGCCTTTCCCTCTAGTTGTTGTAAGAGCTTGGCAGCATAGTCCTGTTTGCCTAGATCATCTCGCATCTGAGAGAGCTGATCTTCAAGGTTCTTAATGTAAGCATCAGCTTCCATCTTTCCCTTAGCTAGAACTTCTGGGTCTTTCCAATTCTCACCACGTGTCTCTACGAGCTTCTGCAAGTAAGATGCCTGTGGTTGGGTTTCTTGTTGCGTAGTCTCTGTTGTCTGCGTTTCCTGTGGTTGGGAGTCTGCAGACTGTGCTTCATCAAAGATTGACATTATTGTTTTCGATCCTTACGGTTGAGGTCTATAAGATTTAAGATGTCATCAAGAGCAGCATTGTACTCATTGACAGCTATTTGTTTTTCAGCCCATCCGGGGCTGTAGTCTCGAACAGCATCTTTTCTTTGTAGTGTCTGTTCGATAACATCTGTGAGGTCTTCAAAGGCGTTGCGGTAGTTCATTACCTCTGTAATGCGTTTCTCTTTCGCATCACCCTTGAATCCCTTTATCCATATTGAGTGCATTAAATACCCATCTCACTTGCTTCCATCAGGCGTTCTTCGTTAGCAGCTTGCATGTCCTGTACTTTAGACTGCGTTTCCATCTGCTCTGTTACGGAGATGTTATCTGCGAAGAGTGTAGGCTCACCTAGTTCGTATGCAATGATACGGGCTAGTTCCTTACCTGACAGGTGTGGTGCTACAGTAGGATCTTGTGCTTTAACTGCAGCCATCTGAATTAAGTTCTGTACCCTACGAGCACGTTCAGCGAAGTGTCTAGCACCTACTGGTACGATCATGCCGCTAGAAGTAATGTCCTCACGAGTAATATCCATGAACTTAGTGAAGCCTCTAGCATCGTCTAAGATACGGATAGTGTCAGAACGGTTCATGTAACGACGAGCCATCTCAAGCATACTATTCAAGATAGGCTCTAAGAAGGTACGTTCAAAGTGTGCAGCCTTGTGTTCAAAGATACGAGAGGCTGAGTTCTGTAGTGTCTGGACTTCGAAGGCAGTCTTCTCACCGGGGGTACGGATACCCATAGCTTGTCGAGGAGCACCTGCCATCTCTTCCATCTTGTTCTCTAGGACTTGGATCTGAAGGTCTGCGTTAAGAGCAGTAGCATCAGGAGCCATGTAACCTACATCACCCTCTTCACCAAGGTAGATACGAGCACCGGGTTCGAAGTCGAAGTCTTCTACATCACCCTTGACCTTAAGGATTGGATAAGCAATCTGGTCAAACACATCAGCCTTGAGGTTCTCTAGGTGGTCAATGCGGTACTGCATACCTACAAGATTATCTAGTGGCCCCATTGCGTAGAGGTTATCAGGACGGTTTCTCCATCCACTGTGGAAGATAGGAGACTTACCTAACCATGAAGGGTTCTCTTCGTTGTTGATTACGTAGGCACGGTCAACAATAGTAATGATACGGTCAGACATAAACTCATTAGAGGCTTGGTCATAGATGTCACCGTAGAAGGTGAGGATCTCTACGTAGTCTGATTCGTAGTACTGTTGGATATTAGAGAAACCATCAGCTGTAAAACCATCACCCTTGTCGATGTGTCCCTCAGAAGATCGGACTGCCTTACGAGCATCCATCATCTTAACTAGGACTTCCTTCAAGTAATCATTAGAAGGATCAGCATCTATCATACGTTTGATCTCACCAAGGGACTTGATACTACGAATGACCTTAGGGGAGTTCTCGAAGGAGGTTGCTGTAGGGTTGAAACATATGTCGTAGGGAGATACTCGTGTTAGTCGTGGTCCTGTGTACTTCTGAATGAACTCACCAGACTCTTTATTAACGAACCCGTCTTCCCACTCTACCATAGCGAAACAGTTACCATACAGAATCCAGTCCTGTACAATGTCAGAGACTGTATTAATAAAACCTGACTGGTTAACTTTGTTCTCCATGTAGGCTTGGATCACATCACGTTTCTCACGCTTGGCTGAGTCCCGTGTACTAGCTTCCCAGCGCATCCACTTCTGTTGAGGGAACAAGGTAGCAAAGTAGTTAGCATGTAAGTTGTCAGAGATCTGTGTGATCTTAGGAGTAGTAGTTGTGTTAGACCAAGGTAGGATTGCATTAGCTGTTGTAGTTGTATCTGTAGCATATACGTAGTTACGAAGTTGTTTGGTACTCTCGACCCAAGGACTACGAAGTGAATGCCACAGACGCCACTTATCTGCAATCTCTACAGCAAGTTGATCTGGATTAATCAAGTGTTCAATATCAATGGTGTCCATTATCTACTCCCTGCTCTGAAACGACTATTCGCCCAGACAATATTGCTTTCTCGCTTCCTGTTAAGGTTGCGTGTCGGACGTACAGCCATATCAACTGCAGATGCTAAAGCATCAATTACGTCATCATGTGGTGGATTACGTGTTGATAGCTCGTCTTCCAAGTACTGAGTGTTACCACCCCGGTAGTGCCACATCTGTAAGTTGTCATACCTAGGCTCTAAGACAGAAGCTATACGTTCCTGTTTGTTACCTTGGTTCTTGTTAGGTCTGAACTCCTCAATGCTAAGAGCAAGTCCATGTTCCTTGATTAGTTCTTTTAACTGTTTAACGATAGCCATCTGAGCTACAGTAACCTCAGCCCTTAGTTTCCTGAAGGACCACTTAGTGTGCATATCGAAGATGTGATCGAAGTACTCAGTAATACGGTCAGTCTTGAACCTGTCGATGTCTAGGACATATACATTGTTGTCAGCATCTACTCCTACAAGAACCAGTGCTGTGTAGTCAGCCTTAGATCTTAAACTAAAAGCAAAGTCAATAGCAGCGAAGAGGTTTAGTTTACTATCTTTGTAGTACCAGAACCCATTGTCTAACTTGAGGTGCTTCCTGTCGAAGTACTGAATCTTATCTCTACCTACAGGTATGTTATCTGGATCACTAGGATCGTTGTAGTACTGAGCCTTGAACTGACCCTTGTCTAGATACTTACCACGTTTCTTAGCTAAGGTCTGGATGTCGAACCCGAACCACTTACCATCTTTACGTTGCTGTCGAGGCCAGAGAAACTCACCAGTACCATCACCTAGGTTCTCGACTGGCTTCTCCATGATCTCGTAGATGTTGTCTTCACCAGTCTGCTCACCTGTACCATCATAGAGAATCTCTTTCATCTCCATCAGATCGTTGTACAAGTCCTTACTGTGATACCTAGTACCTACTACCCACTCCTGTGCATCAGCACCTTCGATGGAGGATAGTAGTGAGTACTGACTAGCAACCTTGTTTCTACCCTCAGATGTCAGAGCATTCTCAGCTACAACAACATCATCAAGCACAGCAATGTCACAGTGTAGACCAGTCAAGGATGTAGTTAAACCACCAGTGAATACACTAGGGTCACGTACATTCTCTTTCTTACGGAGGGGGTGGTCTAAGCTAATCTCTGAGTTAGTCCACCGGGTACGTTTACCCTCTTCTTGGTGTATGTGCTCAGGCCAGTAACGTCTAAAGATCTCTGAGGTAAAGATACCTTTAATGAAGCTAAGTTGCTTCTCAGCTAAGTTAGCAGTAGCAGAAATGTAGAGAACACGTAAGGTAGGGTTCTTAGTTAGTTCCCATGCTACACGATATGCTACAAGCCTAGACTTACCGTGATCTCGTGGGAACAAGAGAAGCTGAAAGTCTTTAGCATCTTCCCTTGTCCACCATTCGATTACTTCCTTATGGCAATCCCCTAAGACCTGTTGTGGAGCAACCAACTGTATGAAGAACTCTAGGTCATTCTCAGCTGCAAGTCGTATCTGGTCTAGTGTATCTTTGGTTGCCATGCTGTGTCCTTAAGGTTCTACGGGCCAGTCATCATCTTCTAGGTTAGGCCATGCGTCTAGGTCTGTGATACCCCGTAGCTCTTGACGGTAGGTAGCCCATGCTGTCTTTACTTCGTTAGTAAGAGGACTGTCGTTCATCTGGGTCCAGTCAGTATCATCTAGGAGACCATCTCGTTTAGTACGATTAGACTCAGCTACCTTAGAATCTAGACCAGCTTGGTAGGCCTGTTCTTGTTCTAGCTTACTGTGGAAGACACCATCGTCATCAGTGTAGCTAGTGAACATATCCCGTGCAACGTAGTTCTCAACCCAGTTACCGTTAGCATCCTGTACTACACCATCACGAACAGAGTTCTGATACTGTGTAGTTGTAGCCGCTGGTGAAGCTAGGACAGCCTCTAGGTTGAGGCCATCCAGTGTTGCTTGCTTCCATACCCGAGGCAAAGATACGTTGCTGTAGTGGCTCCGCCATTGACCTTGGGTCTTAACTTCGCCTGTTTCTGTGTGTCGATATTCAGCCATCAGAGTGATCCTTTCGTGATGCTGTTGATGTTGTTATGTTGCGTAGCTTATGCGACTGCGTAGAAGATGTAGGTGTCGCCAGAATTGTTAAAATAAGAAGCCTGAACAATAAACCCGCTTGAGTTAGGAGCTATTGCATCAGCTGTTGATACTTCTGCGCTTGTTAGATTTAGTCGTAGTGCGGGATCGCTGCCAGAAGTAATGCCTCTTGCTGAGTCATACACAAACCAGTTACCGCCAGTTGTATCTTTAACAAGAACAAACCTTGCACCTGACGTAAAGCCACAGTCGATAGTCTGACTTGAGCCATTACCCGTGTAGCTACCCACCTTCGATATACCGGGGAGGCTTGCGAAGAGGTAGGCTATGAAGTCTTGGTTGTTTGCGTTACATCTACCGTCATTACCAAGAGTAAACTGTGTAGCTTCTGCATCTGTGTTGTTAAAGTCATCAATAGAAGCAGTTGCAGCAGGACTAGCGGTGTTTAGATACAGCTTTTTAGTACCGCCTAACGAGTGAATGTAAACTAGCCAGTTTTGTGGATCATCTCTGTTTTTAATCCACATCATCTCAGGAACGACACCAAGGTTATGGCTTACAGTGCGGCCCCTTACTCCGTTGCCCGTGTAGGCCACAACATCGAAATAGCCGGGGGCTCTCTTCCACATCCAAGAAATGCTTGTTGAGTTTTCTGGCTGTGTCCACCAACCATCTTGTGAATCAAATGCTACATCAGTGGTGGATGCCTCAGCGTTTGTTAGGTTTGTAATTAACCTATTAGCACCCCTAAGCCTATCCCCAACGAAGTAGCTATTACCAGATGAAGGATAGTCGTATCTCCTTATACCTAAGTCAACAGGAAAACCAGATTCATACACAGGGAAAGAGCTATTAGGACTTGCATCAATAGCAAACACCTCAGTCGCACTCTCAGGTGGAGCAAGAGGGCCACGGCGGATTGCCATGTAGATGTAGTTTTGCCCGTTGCCATTAATACTGTTGCTAGTGTCGTAAATAGTAAAGCCCGAATCACCTGTCAACGCAAAACTACTGTTGGAGTTGGCTTCATAATTACTTGCGTTAGCTAGAAGACGAGGTTTATTACCTGTATTAACGTCCCAACCTCGCATAGTATCAAGAAGCAACCAAGGGCCAGTAGTAGATGCAGCTTTCTGTAAAATCCATTGCGGCTCAAAACCAACATCAACGTATTTCCCATCTAGGTAATCTCCATTACCAGTATAACTACCACACTTGATAATGTCTTGGTCAGCATCAGGGCCGAACTCACCGTCACCATCGTTGTGGGCGAAGAGGTACATTACATAATCATTACCAGAATAATTACCTGCCGCATTATTTGCAAAGGTTACAGATGAACTATCTGCACTTAAAAACTGTAAAGTGTTGTTATCAACACTGTTAGTATTATTTAAAAATAACCTACCAGTGCCTAAACCATTATCTAAACCCCTATGAAAAACATTCCAAGAATCATTTGAGTTTAATGTTTTTATAATAATCATGCCAACGGCTGATCCTAGATTATGAGATATAACCCTACTTGAATTACTATCCCCAGCATAAGTCACCACATCAAAGAACTTAGGGGCTTTGCGGAATGTCCAAGAGGCGTATTCTGAAACATAAGCATTATTAACATTAAACTTCCAAGTGTTATCTGCACCTAGATCGTAACCATCACTATTAAAAGCTGTTATACCTACAGAAGTGGTGGATTCACCATCACTTGTATCCGATTCAAGATACTTTGTGTTACCTCTAACAGTGTCAACAAGTGCATGATTAGCACTGTAATCCCTAGCCTTAGTCCAAACTAAACCACCTTCGCCAGCAAGATCAATGCCATTTGTGATTGTTTGTGCGAAGTTTGGCCCATCATCATTTGTACCAGTGTACAAATAAGTGCTGAACACATCTGTAATATCAAGGCCAGCACCACCAGTAGCAGAACCAGCAGCGGCTTGGAGCATTTTCTTTTTAGTAGCCATGTGTGAAGCTCCTTATTAAGCTAATGCTTGACCAGCTGTAAATCCATACCAGTTAGTTCCACCGTCACGGGTGGTGAACACGAAGATGTCCTTAGCTGAAGCTGTAGCTGTAAGGGTAGGTGCTGTAGCGGCAGGCCAGTCTACTGAGCTAGGCCAAGTTACACTGTAACCAGAGGCACCGCTGTCTTGGATGATCTCAACGCTGAACGTATAAGCTGTTCCAGATGCAGGCGGGTTAGTGAATGTGAACGTAGTGTTGCCAGAGAGCACTAGGCTGAATGAGTTACCATTGTGGCAGTTGACCGCTGGGGATGTACCAGACAAGGCTGCGTAGGTTTCGTTGTAGCTGTCGGCTATAAACTCGCCAGTTACGTCTGCGCCTACTGAGGTTGTAGCAAACTTAGAAGAGCCGTTGTGGAATAAAGTAACTGCTCCTGCGTCTATAGCTTGTATTAATTGAGCACTATCCCCTGCATTATTAAACTGAAGATCACTCGCTCGAATTTTAAGTGGTCCTGTTCCTACATCAGCAATAATAGACTGTGATCCATCGTGAAATACTTGCAGGTCATCCCCAGCGCCGAAGATCGCTTTCTCGTTGTCACCGAAATTACGGGCCAGTGTAGCAATCTGAGCACCCGTTACTTTCTTAGTTGTACCACCATCGTTTACTTCGAACTCTTGCGTATCAGAAGCAGAGGCCGCAGCGG